AGAAAATTACAAGAAGAAAGAAATAGTATATTTACAAACTATTCAAATAGTGAGATAACTAATATCACTAATCAAGATCTTTCTAAAATGGATGAAGGGGGAAAGAATAGGTACAATGAATATGTAGATACTTTCTTAGATAAATATAGAAGTAATGATATAGCAACTTTTACTGGCTATGATAAAGATATTGCAGCTGCAGTAGAAATATACAGACATGGTAAAGATGGAGTTGAGTTAACAGAAAACGAAAAAACTACTCAATTACAACGTATAAAAGATTTAATAGCAAATAAAAAAAGTGATGGTGAAGAATATACACCGTCAATGGATTTGAAAACGGGTAAGGTTATACAAAAACCAAAAGAAAGGATAAAACCAGGAAGTGGATTTCAAGATATAACTAATAACGTTGCTGAATACGAAAACGAATATAAAAAAATAACTGATCTAGATGTATTAGAAAACAAATACAATAGTAATTCGTTTGCTTTATCTGGACTTAATAATGAATTAGATAAAGTACTAACGTGGAATGCTAAAAAACAAAAACATCCTACTAATCCTGCTTATGGATTTGAAGATTTTACTTTTAAAGCCACCGCAAGAGAAGTTTTAGCATATAAACAAAATCTTTTTTTAGATAAAGGTCTTGTTGAAAAATTTGGAGGCATTACTACTAAAGATATAGTTCGTCATGGAGATGGAACAGCAGAGGAAACACAAAACTATATAAATAGAAAAAGTGACGATCTTTTAGAGTTAACCTCTAGACAAGAAGCTCTTAAAAGAATGTATTTGTTAAATGAAAATATAGTTTCTGTAGAGAAAAAACATTTACAAACAACAGGGGAAAAAGCTTGGGGAAGTATTTTAGCTACTTTTGGTGGTAACGAAGATACATATAAACGTTTATACGGAGATACAGAACGTCAAGTTGTAGATAAGATGGCAGAGATGTATGATGAAGTTGGATTTGAAAAAACATCTAAGCAATTAGAATACGAAAGAAGAGGAACAGCAGAACAAATCAACGAAGGATTATCTGGTAGCACTGGAATATTAGCAGCGTTTTTTCTTGCTAACAAAGCACAAGCCGTAACTATGGCCGCTACAGGTCTAGATGCTTATCTAGCAGCTGGTGCAGCGGTTAAATATACTAATGGTATAAAGAAATTAACACATGCTCAAATTAAAGCTAGAGCTGCTAAACAAGGTTGGAAGACATCTGATTATATAAAAAGATTTGGTTATAATAAGAAAGCGACTAAAGGAGTAAAAGACTATTTAAAAATGGGGGAAGCTACTCTTATTACCGGTATGTTAGAGGGTACTAAATTTAAAGCTATTGGTGGAGAGTTTTCAACTGGTTTCGGTTTTGGTGTTGCTGGTAAAATGTTAGCTCCTATATTAGGTAAAATAAGTGACGCTCCGCTACGAGAAGCGTTATATAAATATAGCGTTAAAAGTCCTCTTGCTTTTATGGCTGGTAGTGAAGGTGGAGAAATTATGCATGCCGCGTATAAAGAAGCTATGGGTAACGCAGAGTTTTCTTCTTTTATGAAAGAAACTTATGGTGATTACAGTGATATTGGCCAACGTTTAATAGTTAATTATACTATTGGTGCAGCTTTTGGATTAACGCACGCGGCAGGTAATCTCAAGATTTTGGGTGGAAAACCACACGGAATGTCTGAGTTCTATAGCATGGATAAACTGAAAGAAGTTAGAGCTGAAGCTAAGGGTAAAGCAAATGAAGCTTTAGAAAAATCTAAAGCGGCTAAAACGGAAGCAGAACGCAATAAGTATAAAGATGAGTTTGAAAAACATAGTGATATTTATCAGAAGATGAATTCCATGTATATAAATCATAGTAGTATGAGAGACTATTATGATCCAGTATTAGGACCCGCTAAAGTTGCTAAGGATTACAAAAGCCAAATGGAGTTCTTTGAAAATGAAGGTTATAAGGTAAGATATGAAACCGTTACTGACGGTAGTATGGGTAATGCAAAAGCAGATTACAAGATTGATAAAACTAAAAAAACAGAGAAACACAAGCAGGGAGAAATAGTGTTTAAGGTTAATGTAGATGCAATAGAACCTGGACTTGCCCCTCATGAAATTGGACACGCTGTTACAGAACATTTATTTGGTACTAACGCTAGATTCAAAGGTGAATTTATGCATACATTAGGTAAGATTACTAAAAGAATAAATATAGATACAGTCGATCCTAAGACGGGTAAACTAATGACGCTTAACGATGTTCTAAAAGATAAGCAATTTGATTTAGATTCAGATATAGATAATACTAGAATAAGAGAGTGGGAGATGTTTAGTTATATAGCTGAATATATTAAAAAACCAGAGGTAAGAAAAGCATTAAGAAATAATAATGATTTTGGTAGAATTGGATCTATGTTAAAGAAAGCATTGGGTAAAGAAGCTAAACAAGATCTTGATTTAACTACAGAAGAAGGTGTTATAGAATGGTTTGGTAAATATAATGAAACTATTGGAAAAGGTAAAAGTTCTATTGAGATAGCTAAAGAACTAAGACATGTTATCGACTATGAAGCTACCATGCATCAAAATATTAATAGGAGAGCTGAAGGTTGGGACGGTAAGAGTGTTCAAAGATTATCATCTGAAAATTTAGGTAAACAGAATGCCCAATTATATAAAGATTATTTTGATAAAAGCAAAGGTGCTTGGACAAGTTCTATAGCTGAAGCCCAATTTAAAGATAATATAAGATTTATCGCAGGTGAGAAAAAAGCTATTGCAGATAAGAAACACGTGCTAACTCCTAAAACTAAGGGTGAAACTGGTAAAACGAGAACAGTCGAAACTGATAGTGAGAGAAAAAATAGATTAAATAAAAACCGTGAAGTATATGAAGAACTTGCTTTTCCTACAAAAGAAGTATTAGCTAACGAAACAGCTGGAGAAAAAAGAGCAAGAGAGAAAAAAGCTCAAGAGATTAAGTTTGATACTATCGAAGCTTTTAGAGAAAAAATAGTGGAAGTATCTAGTAAATTCTTCAAGACAGCTACGTATGAGGAGTATGGCACGGAGATAGCAGATGTTAAGAATAAATACAACGCAAAAGAGATGCGAGCGTTTGAAATAGCTGAAGGGCCGTTGTTACAACATCTTGACGCTTTTAATAGAAAATTTAGAGAGACTGGTAAGGGTGTTGAGAACACAGATTTTGAAGGTTACATGAATTCATATATCGTTCAAAAAGTTGGTACAGGTACAGCTAAAGTTAAAAAACAAGTGTTTGGAGAAGATATTACCGGTATTAAAGAATCAAGACTACCAACATCAAAACAACCTAGAGTTGAACTTGATAGCAAAGAACAAGAATATCTTGGCATAGATTTATCTAATACACTATTTGAAACAGGAAAGGTAAATAAAAGTGGAGAACCAATTATAGATAATAAAAAAAGAAATGAAGTTCTTAACGATATAGACGCGGCTATAGACAATTTGCTTGGAAAGAAGGTTGATAAGGAAGGTAATATATATTATAAAACACCTGAAAAATTAGCTGATCTGGATCTTGTAGAGGTTAAAAACTTTATAGATATAGTATACGGAGGTAAAGGTCACGCTATATATAGCGCTTTAAGCAAAGCTACATCTGATAAAATACACGGTAAAACTACCGCAGAAAAACTAAATAATTTAGGTGAAAGATGGGATCTATTTGATAACTCTATGGGTTATAGTGTTGTTAAATATTCAGGAACAAAATCAGATTTAACAGAAGGCAAAGAAGGTAGATCAGCTCGTGTAAGTAAAGGGTTACTTCAAATAGAGGTTACAAAAAGAAAAAAAGGGGTAAAAAGTATAGTTAAACCTTTATTTTACGAACCAGCAAAAAGAGTTGGTGGTGTGTATGATACAACGGGAGCTGCTGTTACTGAGCAGATCAAAATAGAAGGACTAACTAAATCACAATGGTTAGCAAAACTAGCTATAAAGGAAGTAACAAAAAAAGTTCCTAAAAAAGAAGGGGATGGTTTTGATATTGTATCTGAATACGTGTTTGACAAAACGCTACTCGAGCATCTTATTAAAGATGTTCCAAAAGAAGATGCTAAAACTGTTGATCAGCTTTTAAGAAATATTAAAGATACAAAGATACCTACTTTACTTAATGATGTTCCTAATAGGAATTTAGTTGGTCAACAGCTAAAGAAATGGACTACGGAAAACTATAATGATAATCCTAGTTTAATGGAAGCTATATCAGAAGCCCAATTGAAGCATAATCTAAGTATGGGTAAATCTTCTAAATTACAATCTGACAATTTAGATGCAACATTAAAAGATAGAGGTATAAAACTTCCTGACAATAAAGTTATGGAAGCTCTTGGTTTATTGTATAGAGATCCAAAAAAACTAAGAATTGAAAATAAAGATTTGTTTAAAGCTTTAATTGATTTTGTTAAAGTTGAATCTACAATAAAATCTGAAATTGGAGAGAAGGATGCGGTAAACTTTTCTACAGCGGTAAAAACTTTAAAACACGAATTTTTAAAAGATGGTAGTTATCAAATATCTGAAGCTAAGTTTAAAAAAGATATGGGGTTACTAAAAGAATTCATGAAACATAGCCATGATTTAGCTTCTCAAATACCACTTTATAAAAACAAACAAAATGGTAACGCTAAGTTAATACAAGATTTATTTACTGGACAATATAGTGTTATGCGAGGCATAACTAAATGGGATAAAGTTGATAGTCCTTTTAAAAAAGGTATAAGGGAAAATTTACATAAAGACTCTACGTCTATATTAGATAAAAAAATATTAGAACGTTGGGAGAAATTTCCTTTTGAAAAACTAGTAACCTCTTATGCCTCTCCTTTTAAAACAGGTCTTAAAAAAATATATGGAGCAAACTCTTTGCCTGAGCAAATTAAAATAGCTAAAGAAGTTTTTAAAGGTGAACAAGGAGAGTTAATGATGGAGCTTTATGATCTGTGGAATACTACTCTTGAAAGCTGGTTACATAAAGAAATAAAGAAAGAAGTGAAGAGTGGGAAGATTGTAGAAACTATTGTAGAAACTAAAGTAGGTTCTAAAAAATGGAATGAGAAAGCTAATTTTATAACTAGATTGAAAAAACATAATAGTAGTATAGGTACAACCGGGGAGAGAATATTAGCCCCTGTTGGTTATGTATTTTTACCTGGAAAATCCTATGCCTTTGGGAGATTACCTAAAGACGCATCAGTTAAACAAATACGAGATTGGAAAAGAACATTAAAAAAGAATCCTGATTATAAAACTTTTTATGAAAGTTATAGAAAAAAAGGTCTTACATCTAAAGAGGCCAAATCAAAAGCTTTAGAAGATTTAAATGTTAAGTTTGAACATTTAAAATCTAGTAGTGAACAGTCTTTTGAATCTTTAGATTTAATATTAAACAATCAATGGGGTAAAAAAGGTATGGAAGCCTTAAAGACTTACGAGGGTGTATGGGGAATTTTAGGACAATTTAAAGCACTTGATGCTGCAACTGGTCAAACAAATGTATCTAAAATACACAGGTTTGCTAAAACGTTAGAATTGGCCAAGCATATATACAGTGTTAAGGATGGATTTAAAAGAACTCTATATGAAGATATTATAAAAGATGTAGGTAAAAAGGAAATTGCTTTAATAGAAAAACAAATAAAGCAATTAAAAGATTTAGAAATAAAGAATATAAAAAACGCTCCTAAGATTGTAAAGGATGGTTTACCTGTAGCAAAACTTAATAGCGAAAATTTAAATAAAAATTTCAAGACATTTGACAAAGCTTTAGCTGAAGGTAGAAAAGGTAAAAAAGAAAAACGAGGTATGAGTGCTTGGGATTTAGACGATACGTTAATTAGAAGTAAATCTGGAGTTAGATATACATTGCCTAATCCGAGTGGTAAACCAGCTCCTAGTAGAAAAGTTATATTTATGGCTGGTGGTCCTGGTTCAGGTAAATCAAGCGTGATTAAAGGTTTAGGTTTGAAAAATCAAGGATTCAAAATTGTTAATCAAGATATATCATTAGAATGGTTAATGAAAAATCACGGTTTACCTAAAGACATGAAAGATTTTACACCAGAACAAGCTAGTAAATTTGGTGAACTTGGATGGGATGCAAGAATGATAGCTAAACGTAAACAAACAAAATTCCAAGGCAAGGGTGATGGTATTATTGTAGATGGAACTGGAAATAGTTTGAAAACTATGCAAAACCAAGTTCAAGAATTTAAAAATAAAGGTTACGATGTGCAGATGATGTTTGTTGAAACGTCTCTTGAAACAGCACTGCAAAGAAACCGCACTAGACCAGAGCGTTCGTTAAGAGACGATATCGTAACAAGAACTCATGAATCGGTACAGAATAATAAAAAAGCGTTTCAGAAACTATTTGGTGATAATTTTGCAGAAGTTAAAACGGACAACCTCAAAATAGGTGATCCGATACCGCAAAGTACCGTTAGTAAAATGGACGCGTTTACAAAAGGATATAAAAAAGGAAGATTAGATCCCGGAGAATACGCAGATAAAGGTACAGAGTTAGAAGCTCAAGGAGCAAAATTTGATTTTTCAGAATTTGATATTGTAAAAGAAGGTGAGAAAGGACCTTTGTTTGACAAAGCTATGGATAGAGCTAAGAAGTTTGGTACTAAAGATCAATTTGTGATAACCGCTAGACCTCACGCTGCTCAAATGCCTATATTTAGATTTTTAGAAGCTCGAGGTTTAAAAATACCTTTTGAGAATATTATAACATTAGAAAATAGCGCTGCTGAAGCAAAAGCTATGTGGATGTTAGAGAAGTTCTCAGAAGGTTATAACGATATGTATTTTGCTGATGATGCTTTGCAAAATGTTAAAGCCGTTAAAAGTGTTTTAGATCAATTAGATGTTAAGTCGAAAGTTCAACAAGCTAAAAGATTAAACAGTGAAAACCTTGATATAAACGTAAATAATATTATAGAATACTCCTTAGGTGTAGAAGCTGGAAAAACATTTTCTAAAGCTGAAGCAAAAGTTAGAGGAAAAGATATTAAAAGAAGAAGAATATTTTTATCAGATAGTGCTGCTGATTTAGAACTACTTATTGAACCATTGTACGGTAAAGGTAAACAAGGTATAAAAAATAAAGAATGGTTTAGAGAAGAGTTTGTAAAACCATTTGAAAGAGGTATAAATGATTATAACACAGCTAGACAAACAGCAAAGAACGATTATATAGGTCTTCGTAAACAAAACAAAGATGTTGTCAAGAAATTAAATAAAGCTGTAGAAGGAACTAATTTCACTAATGACATGGCTATGAGGGTTTATCTATGGAATAAAGCTGGTTATAAAATTCCTGATTTAACCAAAACAACAGAAGCTAAACTCGTTGAACATATAAAAAGTAATCCAAAGCTACAAGCGTACGCAGAAACATTTGGTAAAATAACTAAAATAGAAAAAGGCTTAAAAGAACCATCTGCTGAATGGTGGGGTGAGACAATGGCTGGAGAAATTACTAATATTGGTAGAGGTGTTAGTAGAAAGCAATATCTTCAAGAATGGATAGATGTGAAAAATGAAATATTTTCTTCAGAGAATTTCAACAAAATGGAATCTAAGCTAGGAACTAGATGGAGAGAAAACATTGAAGATATGTTTGATCGTATGGAAACTGGTAGAACTAGATCCTTAACTATGGATAGAGGTAGTGCCATGATGATGAATTATTTAAATGGATCTGTTGGTACTATCATGAATTTTAATACTAGATCCTCAGCGCTGCAAACAATATCTACCCTTAACTTTCTTAATATGAGAGAAAATAATCCAATTGCCGCTGCTAAAGCAATGGCAAATATACCTCAATTCTCTAAAGACTTCATGCATATAATGAATTCTGACATGTTAAAACAAAGAAGAGATGGTTTGCAAATAAATGTTACTGAAGCTGAAATCGCATCTGCAGCTGCAGAATCAAAAAGTCCTATAAATTCAATAATAGCTAAAGTATTAAAAGCTGGATATTTACCAACTAAACTTGCAGATAGTTTTGCAATATCATTTGGGGGTGCTACGTTTTATAGAAATAGAATTAAGATGTACGAAAAGCAAGGTATGTCTGTTAAAGAAGCCGAAGCTAAAGCTTGGACTGATTTTCAAATGCTATCAGAAAGAACACAGCAATCATCTAGACCAGATTTATTATCTAGACAACAAACGTCTTTAGCAGGTAGATTTATATTACCATTCGCTAACACGCCAATGCAGATGAATAGGCATGGTGCCAAGGAAATACTAGATATATCTAACGGTAGGTATGATGGTTATTTTGGTCATAATTCTTTAACACATAAAATGGGTAAAATATCTTATTTTATGGGCGCTCAAGTAGCATTATTTGCTGGATTACAATCAGCATTGTTTGCAATGTTATTTAATGATGAGGATGTTAGTGAAGAAAAAATTCAAAAAACAAAAACATATACACTAAATACTATTAGCGATTCTATGTTAAGAGGTATGGGTATACAGGGCGCGGCTATCGCTGCGTTTAAAAATGCTATTATGGTATTTGAAAAAGAACATGGTAAAGGAAATCCTGATTACAGTGAGGTTGGCGAAGCTTTATTAAACATATCCCCTCCTGTTGGATCTAAATTTAGTAAACTAGATCAAGCTGGTAATATTCTTAAGTATGATAAGGAAGATGAGGGTTTTAAATTTGAGTTAGGTAATCCATCTTTAGAAGCTTCAACTTTAGCAGTAGAAGCTATAACTAATATACCTGTTAATAGAGCATATAAGAAAAGTGATAATATTAAGCATTCGTTAAATGATGATTATGAAAACTGGCAAAGAGCTCATATGATTTGGGGTTGGACACCATGGAATGTTGGTATTGAAAGTGAAAAGAAAAAGAAAGAGAAAAAGAAAAAGAAATCAACAGTAACGATTTTTTAATTAAATATAATCTTTTAACTATAACAAAATAAATTTAGCACAAATAAAAATATGGCAAAGGAATTAAATGAAAACATCGGTTTTAAAGTAAGTATAAAAACCTTACTAGCAATCGGAGCTGCTATGGCTACCGTTATTAGTATGTGGTTTATATTAAAAGCGGATATTGCAAAAGCAAAAGAATTACCAAAACCAGATGTAACAAGAATAGAATTTGACATGAAAGATGAATTAATACGTCAAACTATTATGAATACTCTAGAAGATGTTAAAGAAATTAAAGAAGATTTAAAACGTATGGAAGATAAAATAGATAAATTAAACTAATTAAACAAAAACTCTACGAATATGAATAAATTAACTAAAGAAATTAATAAATCAATTTGGAAGATATTTGGAGCTTACCTAATTGTAGCATTTCTACTACTATTAATGTCTGGGAATGCTCTTGGGCAAACAAAGTTTTGTAAACAAGAAATTTGTGTTGTAGAATTTAATACTTATTGGAATAAAGATAATAGTGTCTCTTGGTTAGACAGTTTAGCGAATTGTGGAGTAACAAGAGTACTCATAATGGATAAGCAGATGTTAGAAGATATGCAAAAGAAATATAAGATACAAAATGTACCAACAATAATAGTTTTCAACGGTATAGAAGTTAAAAGATTTCAAGCTTGTTTAAGATTCAAAATTGGGGCAACAAAAGAAGAAGTTCAAGAAGTTATCGATATAGCTTTAGAAAAATGAATAAACGTGTAATAATAAACTAGTGAATAAGACAATTATAAAAAAATAAAAATATGGCTTTAGTACCAACATTAACAATAACAGATACAACAACATTTACTGATGAAATAAATTTTTCAGTAACAGATAGTTTAACAACATCAACACCATCTCAAAGTTTAACTAAAGTAACTATAACAACTGCTGATGATCAAGAATTAGTAGATGAAGCCGTAAGTGGAGTGAGATATTTCTTTGCTAAGAATCATGACGAAAGTAATTTCGTTATACTTCAAACTACAGCAAGTGTACAATACGCTAGGTTAAGTCCTGGAGAATTTTGCTTCTTTCCTATAAATGATGGGGCTGGTTTAGAAGCTAGAGCTGATACAGCTAGTATTATTTTAGAATATGCTTACTGGGCTAAAGGATAAAATAAAAACAATTAATTAACAAAAATAAAAATAAAAATTATGGCAACAACAACAGCAAGTTTTACGCTTTCAAGTAGTGATATTGCGGCTTCACCTGTAAACGTGTCCACAAGTTCAACTTTATATAAGGCAGGCGTAACAACTGGCTTAGAGCAATGTGATATTGCTAGAAGAATATTGTTGACCTCTGAAACGAGTATCTTAGATTTAATATCTGCTCAGACAGCTGGAGCTACAGGTGGTGCATATACAATTGATAAAGCGAATAAAGTTTACATATGTAATTCAAGTACATCTGATACTGATTTCGTATTGATTACTATAAACGCAGAACCAATAGGTAGATTATATGCAGGAGATTGGATGTTTTTTCCGTGGGGACCAGATCATGCTACTAATTCTGATATAAGAATTACCGCGGCATCACAAACAAGTACTGTAACTATTGATTATATGGTGATCGGTCAAAGAAACGAAGCTTAATTATAAATAATAAATAAATAAAAATATGGCAACAACAACCGCATCAATTTCAATAGCAAGCCCTGACATTATTAGTGGAATGGGATTAAATTACTCCAAATCAAAAGTTTTATGTAAAGCTGGAGTTTGTACTGGTTTAGAAAAAATACAAAGTGGTACTAGAGAATATTTAGCCACAGGTGCTGTAGAACTTTTAGATGAATCAGTTGTAACTACTGATGGAGCTAATAAGGTTTATATTAAAAACCTTTCTACAGATGCTACAGAATATTTTGAAATAGCTATACAATCTGAGGTTCTTGGTAGACTTTGGGCTGGGGATTGGATGTTTATTCCTTGGAGCGCTGGTGGTTCCAATAATATAACAGTAAATCCTAGCGTAGCTACGAGTATGAAACTAGAATATGTAGTGGTACACGAGTAAAATCGCAATTTAATTATGGCGTCTTATACTCAAAAAATAACGGGGAATACAAAGACAGAGATTAACAGGCAGATTGATAACCGAAAATCCATGTCATTAACTAATATTAGTAGTTCTGCGGCTATCACTATAGATTTATATTTAACTAGTCAGATAAATTCTAAAATAACTGATACTGATTCAGATATAAATTTAGCTGCTGGTTACGCTATTACAACACTTTCTCAAGCAATAGTAATTGATAATGGAGGTATCGCCGGAACTAGCGATATGTTTTTAAACGAAAAAGTTTATAAATCTGATGGTACTTTTATTGGTACTTGCACAACCTTTGGTAGTGCAACATCGTTAACTTTTAGCGGTGGACTTGAAACAACATTAGTTGATGATGATGATTTATATACTGGTACTAGATTTTATATTTTGAATGATGTTATTATTCCTGTTGGAACTTCATTACAATTAGACTCTAACGATTTTAATTTTAATTCTTCGCAATATAAAATGTATATAGTTTCTAACAATAGTGATGGTAATATAGATATAACGGTAAGATGATAAGTAAACACATTTCATATAAAGAAGGTACATATAGTATAACTGCAACTCGATTAGGATTTGATAATACCCCAAACAACAAACAACTAGATAATATGGAATTAGTTGCTGAAAGAGTATTTGAACCGCTTAGGGAATGGGTTGGAGGACCTATAAAAGTAAATAGTTTTTTTAGAGGGTCAA